TTTGCGCCGCGCTCACCCGCTGTCGAGAGTCGCTGGAAGAACCTAACCACACCCCCCCGACCCGCGCACGCCCCGTTGTGTGCCACGTGGAACCTCCCGCCGATCAGTTCAACGGCACCCGGGGACACGCGAGCAGCACAGCCGCGCCGCGGCGCCCCTCTTGCCCGGCCAGCGACAGGACACTCCTGGCGACCCGGGCAACGAACAGCTCGTCCTGGCGCGTGGCCTCCCCGCGCTCGAGCCGGTCGATCGCCGTCTCGAGGTCGCGCGCCGCAATGTCCATCAACGCCTCGACGACGCCAGGCTCCACCATTTGTCCCGCTCCCTTCACTCGTCGTCACGGCCAGCGGCCGCGAGCTTGCCGTCGTAGTCGCCGCCGCGATACCTGCGCGCCACCAAGGAGACGCGCGCCAGATGCCGGCGCATCGGCTGGTCTCGACGTTGCGCGTCTTCACACGCGCCCGGGCCCATATATCGCCGCATGATGGCGACCATCTCACGCTCCACCGCCAGCCGGTCACCGGCAGTGACCGCCTCGCCGCGCTGGGCGAGGGCCGCCTTCATCTCGCGGATGAACGCACTCTCGGGCGTGTCATCGACACACACGCGGCGAGCCGTCACGCCGTCTGTCATGCCGACACCTTCAGCCACGACCGGACGTGCGCGAGCGCGTCCGATTCAGGTCCCCGCAGGTTCGCGCGGATTTCGGCTTTCGCGAGGGCAATCCAGTCGGGTTCCGCCGCGTAGGGGAACCGGTCACGGAAGTCCTTCCGGCACTCAGCGATGAGCGCCAGCTGCTCCTCTGCTGTCAGCGCGTGGAATACATCGGCGGCAGTGGCGGTCGCGCGGGCCTCGGCCTGCTCTCGACGCACCCGCTGCTCTTCGCACAGACGATCGGCGGCCTCGTCACTGGCGCGCGCGGGCCCGCCGCGCCGCAGCCCCTGCACGACATCCGCAGCCTTCGTCTTGATAAAGGGCAGCGTGTCAAACTCTTCGCCGGTCTCAACCAACTCGGCATCCCAGACGGCGTATTGTGCCGGCCAGTCGATACATGCTGCCTGAGAGCCGAGCTCGTCCAGTAGCACCTGGTGCTGCGCCGCCGAGACTTTCAGCCGGGATCCGACGAACACACGCGCGCGCGTGCGTCGAGATCGTTCTGGTCTTCCAGAACGATCTTCTGTGGTAGTGGTCGTGGACACCTGTTCAGAACGCGTATCGTGCTCCGTTTGTAACGGACCATGTAATGCGTTTGAAATGCGTGTTAGTTTGCGTTTCCGGAAGCGTTCCAAACGCGCACGGCCCGCCGCACGGTCCTGCTCGATGTCCTCCCTGGAGTCGTTCCAATCCAGGTAGTCGTGGACCTGGTAGCCGCCATCGACGCGGTGCCAACATGGCCCCTTACCTGGCACCATGACCGCGCAGAGCTCCTCAGCCACAGCCTCCTTGTTGCGGGCGCGCACCCCGAACGTGTGGATCGCATGGTCAGGGATGAGCCCGTTGGTCAGGTTGAACTGGCAGTAGATCAAGCCACAACCCCACATCCGCCACGCCGCATCCGAGAGCGCGAGGAGCTTCGCGTTCGCGTTCGCCCGATCATCCAACCGACCCCAAGGCATCCTACGACACCGCCCCATCTGTTCGCTGCCGCCAGAACCGTTCGCAGGCCCGCCAGCCGGCTTGGTAGCCGCGCTTGTATTCCTCACCGCGGGTCTTCCCTTGCCGCGGCGCTTTGCCGCCTCTACGTCCCATCTGGCGCGCCTGGTCGCGTGACCAGTAGGTACGGGTCGGCCACGCCATCAGCGGCCTCCTACAGGTCGCCGTGCGGCGGAAACGGCGAGGGCATCAGCGACCGTCGGCGGCTGCCAGCCGGTCAACTCTATGAAGCGCGCCAGGAACTTCAAGCGAGCGATGGATGGGTAGTCTGGCTCCCGGAGCGACGTGCGGAAGGGCACCACGTCGTCGCGCCGCTCACCCTCGCCAGGGTCAGGCATCAAATCGCGCTGCTCAGTGCGGAGCGCCCGCCGATCGATCGCCTTCAGCACCGCCGGCTCACCCGCCGGGTCAAGATCGAACGCCCGATAGATCACCGCCTGCAGGCGCGCCTCCGCCTCGCGATACGGAGCGAACTGCGGGTCTCGCTTCAGCGGCCGCGGCACATCCATCAGGTAGGCTTCCGACGCGTCGTGCAAGAGCCCGTAGAGTCCAGCCGTCTCGACGGTCATGCTCCCGCAGGAGCCGGACTCTCGGTGGTCGATGGCGAGCGCGAACGACACGAGGACGCTGTGCTGGGCGACCGAGTAGAACGTCCGCACCGCGCCCGTGAACCGACAGAGGTGTCCGAGGTGATGGGCGATGTCGACGATCGAGACGTCCTCGACGCATGGCGCGAGCGGCCAGAACCGGCGCCCGGACGCCGTCATGATCCAGTCGCTCATGCGCGCACCTCGGGGTACTCACGCACGCGGAGATCTTCGGGCCACTCGGAGGGATCGCCGCCCTTGCGATCGCGGATCTCGATGGCCTGCATCACCGTGAGGATGCGGGCGCCCGTCACCGGGTCGCGGCGCTCCGGCGGCCGCGGATCGCCTTCCGGTTTCGCCCCGAGCTGCTTCACGAACACCGGCACGCTGGCGGCACGACACTGCGCGACGATGTCCCGGACCCACTGCACACGGCACGGCCGCGCGCCAGGGCCGCTCTCGCCGCCCACGATCACCCAATCAAGGCGGGGCGTATCCTCCCACGTCGTCAGTCGTTCGCGGTCACCGCACCCGGTCATAGCATCAAACGTCCCGCCTCGCAGGTTCCCCAGATCCATCGGCCCGAGCAGCGGCTCGGCGCTGATGAACCGGATCGCCGCCGGCGTCTGGAGCAACAGCGGGATCCGCGCGTCGGCCCAGCGCTGGTTCTCGACGCTCACGCCCAGCCAGACATTGTCGATGTGCCAGCCGTTGCTGCCGAGCGTCCACATGAAGCCACTACCGTCGGGTTGCATCGCCTTCGCAGCCAACGAGACGCGGTCGATCTCGTGATACCGCCCGAGCGTCAAGCAGTAGGCCCGCATCCGCTCCGCGCGCTTCGTGAGTACCTGGAACGTGTGCTGCGGCGCGAGCGCCATCACGGCGAACACCTTGTCGATGAAGGCGTCCGGCACGTCCTCGTGAAACAGGTCGCTCATCGAGTTGACGAACACCCGCCGCGGCTTCTTCCAGCGGAGCGGCTGGTCGAGCCGGTCTGTGTGGCACATGACGTCGGTGAATCGACGCGGACGCTCGGAGTAATCAGGGCCGCACATCCCTTCGCCATCTTCACCAGGCGATACTCGGAAGGTCGGGTACTGCGTCGCCCAGAACCGGTCCGCCACGGTCTCGGCGTAACAGTGCGCGCAGCCCGGGCTCACCTTGGAGCACCCGCTGACGGGGTTCCAGGTCGCGTCGGTCCACTCGATGCCGGTCTTGTCGCCCATCAGCGGCCCACCGGAGCCCGAAGAACTCGGGCAGCCAGAGTCGTCACCGCTTCTTCTTTCGTGCAGACGTCTGCGGCTTACCCGTGGGCTTCCTTCCGCGCGCCTTTGCCTCCCGTGCCGCGATCTCGGTCTTGAGGCGCTCGACATTGCTCTCGCCCGGCTGCCGGCGCACGGCGCGCGTCTTTCTTGCTTTCTTCGGTGTTGCCATCATGGCAGCTGGCGCCTTCGCCGGCGGCGTCAGCGCGGCCTCGTATTCCTTGCGCAGGTCGGTGAGGTCGACCCCGTAAACCTTAGCGATCTTCGAGAACCCGCCAATCTCTCGGGCCGCGTCGTCGAGGATGGCCGCGAACAGAATCGCGACGACGACGTTCTTGCCGGTCACCGGCCCGAGGAGTTTCGCCAACAGCTTCGCATCGGCGGCATCCTGGTGTGGAATGGCCGCCTTAAAGGCCGCCTCGACGATCATCGGCGTCGCCCCGGCCTTACTCAGCGCCTCAGCCAACCGCGTCACGGCGCGGTCACGAACCGCATCCCACGCGCGCTCGCTACGCTTGCGCTCCTCGTTCTCGCGCTTCCACCTGGACTCGTAGGTCTCCTGCTGCCGCTTCTCCGCCTTGTCGGCCTCGACCACCTTTCCGCTCTCGCGGAGCTTCTGCGTCTTCCGCTTCTGAGCGATCTCCTTCTTCCAGTGCACCTCGCACCGATCCCGCGCGATGCAGACCTCGAACGCCTGGCCGTAGCGATCGCCGGCGACGACCACGCCCAGGACGGAATAGTCACAGACGGGCGCCACGGCGGCCCCGTCGCGATACCGTGCCCCGTGCATCTGGCCGTCGGCGAGCCGGAACGCGGACGACCCGTAGGTGCGCTCGGTATCGTCACGCGTGTCTTCCGGCGCGACGTGGCTGAACGTGATCGGGATGACCTTCTTCCCGCGCCCAGGCTTCGCCGCGGCGGCCCCGACGCGCTCGGCGACGTCGCCGAAGTCGAGCGGGGCGGCCTTGGCGGCGTGCGCCACATCGAACCGCACGTGGCTGGCGAGCCAACTCTGAAACTCCCGCACCGACCCCGCGACGACGCCGGTGTAGGCGTCCTCGTCGTCGTCTGTGAGGTCCTCGTACGCTTTCTCGCGTCGAAAGACGCCGCCATTGTGCGGGTCGAGCGCGCGCTCCTGGTCCTCGGGCTTCAAGCGGGCGAGCAGGATGCCATGCCCGGCCGACATCCGGCCGTCGAGCAACAACCGCCGTGCGGTTGGCTCCAGCTCGAGGAGCTTGATGCGGTCGTAGATGTACTTCTTCGACCGCCCGATCCGCTCGGCGAGCCGGTCGAGGTCGTAGCCGAGCTTCAGCAGGCGCGCGAACCCGTCACCCTCTTCGAGGGGGTTGACGTCCTCGCGCTGGTTGTTCTCGACGACCATGATCTCGAGGACCTGGGCGTCGGTGAGCTCACGGACGATCGCCGGCACGGTCTCGAGCTGCGCCAGCTGCGCGGCGCGGTAGCGGCGGGCCCCCGCGACAATCTCGAAGGTGCCGGGCGACCCGTTCGGCCGCACGATGACCGGCTCGATCATGCCCGCCCCGGTGATGCTCTGCGCGAGCTCGCGGAGCTTGCCCTCGTCGAAGTGCTTGCGCGGGTTGAGTGGCGACGGCACGAGCCGGTCGAGCGGGAGGTCCTGGTAGTTCATGACACCTCACGGAGAAGAGGCGGCCGCGCCTCGCGCTCGACGACCAGCGCCGCCGCGATCGCGACGTCGTGCCACATGCGCGAGTGACCGCAGTTGACACACCACAAATCCGAAGCCACGCCGACCCCGTGCGTGCGCCCACCGGGCCGGAACTCGCACGTGAACACACGCACCTGGCCGCCGCAGTGGGCGAGCACCATCGCGCGCAGCCGTTCAGCCAGGGCCGGCGTGACGTGGACGCTCATGCGACCCGCCGCAGGCGCCGCACGGCACGACGCCGCCGGGCGCGCACCCGACGGGCCTGGAAGCGGCGGACCGCTTCGCTCCAGTCCCACCCGGGCGTCAGGATGGCACCGCAGGCGAAGCACCGCTCGGTCAGCGTCCCGGCCCCAGCCACCCTGACAGGGAGATGACCACCATTCAGCCGACAGCGCAGGCGGCGGAGGACGCTCATCGGCGGTCCCACAGCCGGCGGTCGGCCTCAACAACGCGTCGGGCCCGAGTGCGCTGGCCGCTATCGTCGGCCAGCCGGCGCCGGAGGTCCGCGGCGCGCCGCGCCCTCGCCGCAATCTCCCGCCGCTCGGCACGGGACGCGCGCAGGTCCAGGAGCCACGTGATGGCTGCCAGCACGGCGCCCGCGACGACAACGATCAGGATCGGGTACCGCTCGACGAACACCGAAAGTACGTCCATGGCTTCAACCTCCTCACCCGAAAGCTGGTTACCGCAGCAACAGCCCGGACCCCGGCGCCAGCGACGATCCGATCAGCCCGTGGCCATCCGTCAGGGGCGTCTTCATCGAGCCGTCCCAGACCGTCTCGAGCTGCTCGCGCTCATCGCGCCACCGCTGCAGCCGCCCATCGAAGCTCGACGCCGGTGGCGCCGCGGCGGCGATGCGCTGGAGCCGGGCGCCCTCTTCGCGCTCGAGCGCGCCCGCCGCGTCAGGGCTCCTCCTTCGGCGTCGGCGCGCCTGGCAGCGACAGCCGGCGTGCACTCGTCCGGCCGGTCGCCACGATGAACCCAAGGTCGAGCAGGAGCTTCACCTGGTAGCGCGACAGCTTCGTCTTCGCCACGAACTAGCACACCGGCGCCGGGCCCTCCTTCAGCGCGGCGCGGATCGCGTCGAGCTTCACCCACGAGGGCAGGGAGTCGTCGGACGTCACCGGCCTCGTGGTCAGCGCTGGAATCGGCCCGCCGGCGTCGACGACGACACGAGAAGGCGGCCGTGGACGATCCGCCGCTGCCGGCGGGCCGCACAACCGATCGAGGCCCGCGAGCAGCGCCTGCAGGTCGGCGCGCTCAGCGTCGAGCGCCGCCAACCTGCCACACGCCTGAGCCCGGACGACTGAGACGCAGCTACTGTCGAAAGAGGAGGACTGAACGGCGGGACCAGACGCCCGCCCGTTCGCGCGGCTGACACTTCGTTTCGCCATAAGATCACGTCCCGAGTTCACCGCGTTGGTTTTGACGGAAACGTCGGCAACGACTGGCCGCCGGGCACAGCGACGAACGACGGCACGGCCATCACCGGCTCATCACTCGTCGCGACAAGGCGCTTGGTATCGAACCAGCGGCCCTCGTCCAATTTCCCTTTCTCGTCACACCCGGGCGACACAATCGCCTGCACGCACCCGTACAGATCGAAACTGATCGACGTGACCACGCCGGTGAAGCCAGTCACCACGTCGCGAACCGCGAAGCCGAGTAGCCGGAAGTGTTCATCCATCACGTCACCATCCTTTGAGCGCCGGTTTCTGGGAATCCAGTCAATTCACCTCTGAGACGACGAGTCCGGACTCACGCAGCCGTCGCTTCAGCGTGGCCTTGTCCTTCTCGTGGAAGATCACGAGCTGCGTCACGTTCGCGAACCCACGGCCGGGCGGATTCGCGAGCAGCGTCTTCTTCGCGGTGCCCTCACCGGCCCGCAGCAAGTCGAGCCCGGCGTCCGTGATACCCAGGATGACCACCGAGCCTTCCCCGTCTTCCCGCTCGGCGTAGGCCCAGACGATGTGCTCGTTCTTCACGACCCCACCACCTGACCGTCAGCCGTCCAGACGAACTCCGCGACTGGCAGGTGTCGATTACAGTGGCAGCAGAACGTTGCGCCGTAGAACGTGGGGTCGCGGGCGTATGTCTCAGAGAGCGCACGGCCCATCGTCGTGACCGTCCCGCAGGCGCCGTGCCGGTAGCTGTCGCGGTAGGGCCGCACAAAGCCCTTCGCGCGCTCGTCTGGACACAGCACGATGTAACCGTCGTGCTGACCCGTCCGGTTCGTCTGGCCGGCCCGCACGTCCTCGACGGACCGGCCGTCTGTCGTGCAGAGCTTCTGGTCAGCCATTGATCACCAACCCGGCACGCACCCACTGGATCGCCACCACGATCAGCGCGAGCAGTCCCGCGCCGACCAGCAGGCCAATGCAGATCGCCGCCGCCATCGTCGCCATCGGATCGTCCAGCTCGTCATGCTCTCCAGTCATCACAGCCTCCCCAGAGAGATCGTGTCCGGCCGGGCGCAGAACCCCTGCGCCGGCACATCAGGCGCCGACGAGCAATTCCTCACGACGAGTGCGAGCTGGTCCGAGACGCCGTGGAGCCGCGCGCGCAGCGCCGCGTTCTCTTCCTGGAGTCGTCGGGCGAGCGCCTGCATCTCGAGCTCGCGCGCGACGGCCTGGTCGGGCGCCGCGCGCAGCGCCTCGAGCACGTCACGCTGGTCGCGCTCGACGTCCGGCGCCGTGGCGCCCCAGCCCGGGATCGGAGACCCGCCGCGCACCTGGTCGGCGTACTGGAACAGGTCCTCGACCTGCCCAAAGGTGGGCGACAGTCCCGCACGGTGCTGCTTCTTCAGCGTCTCGAGCACGCCGAGCAGCGCGAGGAGGTCAGCGCCGGGGTCCATCACCCGCTCCGATCCCGAACGGCTGCACCTTCACCACGCGCGGCTGCAGCGCCGCGACGCGCAGCCACTTGTCGAACGTGGCGACGTCGCGGCCGATCACGATGTCGCGCGAGCAGCCGACCCAGCGACCGTTCACGCGATGCGTCGACGTCGGCCGACAGCACGCCGAGCAAAACTCCTGACGCACCGGAAACGCGACGATCCGCCCCAGCAACCTCACGCGGTCCTCCGATCCTTGTTGTCTGCCGCCGCCGCCGCCGCTGTGGCGCGATGACGGTGCCGCCACGAGTCAAAGATCACGCGAGCGAACCCGAACACGTCCTCGCGGATCGCGTCGATCTCCGCGTCCGACTTCCCGTCGGCCGCCGGGCCGAGCAACGCGCGGACCTCCTCGAGTGACATCACCGGCGCCACCTCGGATCGGCGGCGCGGCGCACGAACGCGAAGAACGCGACGCCGCACACGATCGCCGCCAGGACGGCGCCGAGCAGAATCGAAGGCCCGTGGACGTAGAGCCAGCCGCTCACCGCGTCACCGCCTGCGGCTGGAACACCAGCGCGCCGATCGGGACCCGCGCGGTCTCATCGCGCCGCAGCGTGCGGCATCGTCCGGCGAGCTTCGTGTCATCGATCGCGCGGATCAACACGCGTGCGCCGAGCTCGAGGACCTCGACCTCCGTCCTCGTGCGACCGGCCCAGGAATCAAGCACGAGCCAGGCGAAGCGCACAGGGGAATCCGTCACCGCGGCACCGCCTCGACACGAGCCTGCAACTCCGACAGGAACAATCGCGCCTCCGGCAGCGACATCGTCAGGAAGCACGTGCGGTCAGCGCGATTGACGTCGTAGCAGGGGACCTTGATCGTGTCCTGCGACCAGGAGCGCGCGACGATAGGCACGAGGTCGCAGGTCTTCAACGCGAGGTGAAGCGTGCGCGGCGCCCTCACCGGGCCACCGCTTTCGTCACAGCCTCACGCACCAGACGGCCGATCTCCGCATCGGTGCGGTCCTGAACCGTCTGCCCGATCGCGATGTCGTGGAATTCACAGATGAGCGCGACGAGCTCGCGCCAGAACTCCGGAGAAAGCGCATACATCCGCCAGAACGACAGATGCTCCATGCCGGCCAACTGTCGGGAGAGCGCCTGCGGTGTCAGCCCCAGATCGGCCGCGGCCGCTTTCTGACTGATACCCGCTCGGCCGAGCGCGCGAGCGACGAGCAGTCGCCAATCCCCAACTGAGTTGGGGAGCGTTGGGGACGCCGTCCCAACTCTCTCAAGTTCCATCGGGCCGAAGCCATGCTGCACACTTGTTCGCATGTCACACAGCCTTCTCAAACCGCGCGCCCGACTCCGACTCAACCGCTTCCACATGCGAGAAGTACCGACGCACGGAGTACCCAAGGGCATCCGCAATACACCCGGCGGTTTTGGGAGTCTGAATTTCGCCGCGCAGGAAACGGTCCGCGGTCTTGTAGGAGATCCCAGCGTTTCTAGCGAGCGCCGCCGTGTTCCACCGCCGCAGCGCCATGTCTGCGGTGATCCGGTCGACCTTCCAGCGAGCTCTCGGCCTTGCATTTGCCACGATGGAAAATAGACTACGCCTCAGTTTTCCATGTCGTCAAGAGTTTTTTTTGACAAGATGGACAATTAGAGTGACGGCCACGAGTACGCTACCAGCCATCGTGGCAAAGCAGCCGCCAGTCAAGAGCCCTAAGTTGGGTCAATGGTTGCAGTTACAGCGTGGAGACCGGACACTGGAGCAGATCGCGCAGCGCGTCCGGCCGCTTGTTCAAGCGACCGGTTTGAAAGTCGACCAGTCGTTGCTCTATAAAATCGAACAAGGGAGGGTGCCGAGCTGGCCGTTACTGGCCGCGCTAAGCCGCGTCTACGGCGTGCCCGTGCCCATCGTCGTTCAGCTCCTCGTCGCTGCACTCGAATTCCCAGGCGCGGATGACCTCATCCGTCAGGGGGCGGCACCATTGTCAGATCCTCACTTTCTACAAACGAAGGAGGATCCCGGTGTCCAAGCTCCGGCTCGTCGCTCGGAACGACCGTCCGTCCCAATCGAAGATGTTATCGATGTCGCTGCCGTCCTCTTCGACCTCGGCGAGCAGGTCTCGCGCGCCGCGGCAACGCTCCTTGGGCGACAAGCTCCAACTCCTAGCACTGCTCCGCCCTGGCCTGATGATGATGATCGAGAGAGTCGTGGACCGTCTGATCGAACAGGAACGGACGAAGAAGGAAGGTAGATGATAAATGGAAGCGACACCGCCAATCGTCACAACACCGGGGCGCCGACGCGCCGCGCTCGTTGCGATGGCCGTCTCGCTTATGGCGGCGGCCTGCTCTGGGCCAACTCCCAAAGCCACCACGACGACGGCCAGCACCCCGCCGGCCAGTACACCGGTCCCCGCGCCGCCAGCCATCACGAAATCGACATTTGAACCCGTCTATCGATCCGCGAAGGCCATTCAAGGCGCGGTGGCGTCAGGCGTCACCCACCAGCGATTCAGCGAACTGCTTCAGGCATTCGCGACCGAGAACGCCATCGCGAAGGACCAGAAGCTCACAGACGCCGACGTGAAGCTGCTCGCGGCGTTCCAAGAGGTGTTTGACCATTACCACACGAGCTCGACGATTTGGTCGATGAAGATCAGCGCGTCGGACGACATATGGAAAGGTGAGATCCCTTTCTCCTTCAAGGACGGAGGGAACCCCGAGCCTATCCTCGACATCGCCCAGCGATACGGAATCCCGATCGTCGACAGGAAGGTCCAATACACTGGAGCGCTTTACAAGGCGATGCCAGGGGACGCGGTGCAGTACATCTGGAGAAAGGCCGACGAGTCCCTTCAGCAAGCTACGGACATCTACTACGGTCGATGAGAATCTTCACCCGCACGGAGTGGGACGGCACACTGCGCGAGCTCGCCGAACTCTTCGCGCTGAAGAAGGGAAACAACCGCCGGGCGAGGGCCGTAATCGTCACGCACCCGCTCGGCCTCGAGCTGCGGCTCACCATCAACGGCGACCTGGTGCGGAGCCAGGTGTTCCGGGACGACGGCGCGCTGCTCGACGAGGGCGACCAGTGGAAGGCCGCGATGACCGAGAAGGGGTGGGGATAACGCGCGAGCATCCAGTGCAGACGTCTGCACTCGGTGGGCCTATAATCAATCAACCCCGACGTCCATGAACGCTGTCATCTACTGTCGCGTCTCGACGACCGAGCAGGCCCAGAACCTGAGCCTGCCGACGCAGGAGAAAGCCTGCCGCGACTACTGCGCCCGGCACGGGTACACCATCGACCAGGTGTTCGTCGACGCCGGCGAGTCGGCGAAGACGACGGACCGGCCCGAATTCCTACGCCTCCTCGAGTCCTGCCGCCACAGTCGCGGCCGCCTGCACGCCGTCGTCGTCTACTCGCTCACCCGATTCTCACGCAACAGCGCCGACCACCATGCCATCGCCAGCCTCCTGCGGGGCCTCGGCATCGCGCTGCGATCGGTGACCGAACCGATCGACGACTCGCCGTCCGGGCGCCTCATGGAGGGCATCCTGGCGGCGATGGCGCAGTTTGACAACGATGTCCGCGCCGAGCGCGTGACGGCCGGCATGAAGGCCGCCGTCGAGCGCGGCCGCTGGGTCTGGCCCGCGCCGCTCGGCTATCTGAACGCCGACCCGCGCCGGGGCCCGAGCCTCGTGCCCGATCCCGAACGCGCACCGGCCGTGCGCGAGGCGTTCGCGCTCTGCGCCCGCGGCGTCAAGGGCCGCGCCCTCCTGGCGCACATCAGCGCGCTCGGCCTGCGCACCAAGCACGGCCACCCGCTCTCGAGCAGCCGTCTCTACGAGATGCTGCGCCAGTCGGTCTATGCCGGACGCGTGCACCACCAGGCGTGGGGCGCAGCCGTCCAGGGCGACTTCACACCGCTCGTCACCGACGAGGTCTGGGGCCAGGTCCAGGCGCAGCTCGAGCGCCCGCATCGCGCCGCCGCGGCCGACAAGCACGTGAACCATCCGGACTTTCCCCTGCGGCGGTTCGTGCGCTGCGGTACGTGCGGCGCCGCGCTCAGCGGGAGCTGGTCCCGCGGCCGCCGCGGCGGACGGTATCCGTTCTATCACTGCAAGCGGGGCTGCGCGAGCATCACGAAGGGGAAGCTGGAGGAACAGTTCCTCGAGCTGCTCGAGGCGCTGCGCCCGCGGCCGGAGTACTGGCGCGTGTTGCGGGCCGCGGTGCTCGAGACCTGGCGGGCGTCGAAGCAGCAGGCGACCGCCGCACACACGGCCGCCCGCCGGCGCCTCAGCGACGTCGAGGCGAAGCTCGCGCGGGTAGAGGAGGCATTCCTGTTCGCGCGGACGATCGACGAGGTCACGTACCGCCGGCAGCGTGACGAGCTCCGCGAGGCAGTCGCCGTCGCGCGCATCGACGCCACCGAGTTCGAGACCGAGGCGATCGACGTCGAGGGGTTGCTGGCGTTCGCGGAACACGCGCTCGAGCACGCCGCCGCGTTGTGGACCGCGGCCGACACGATCGAGCACCGGATCGCCGTGCAGTGGGCGTTTTTTCCAACCGGGCTCACGTTCCGCGACGGGCAAGTTGGAACCCCCTCAACGTGCTTGTCGTTCTATACTTTACCTGTCGTCGGAGGGTCGGATAATGGGTTGGTGGACCTTCTCACACCGAGTTGGAACCCAACCCTCGCCTGGCTCCGGCACCTCTACGACACCCTCCCCCGCGCCGCGTGAGCGTGCAGATGTCTGCACACATTAAAAGTCAACCAGGTCACCCATGAACCGAGGCCAGACAATGCGAAGCATCCAGACACACCCCATCGCCGCCCTCATCATCGGAATCGTCCTCCTGGGCGCCGGCGTCGGCGCCCAGGACTACATCTTCACCCACTTCGGGAACGGGTATCAGGACCACCAGCTGCCGCCGAGCCCCTGCGGCGTGACCACGCTCAGCGCCTCACCGGTCGTGTACGATCGCTCCGTGTGGGTGTTCTATCACTGCGCGACGGGCCAACACGGCGGCAACGGTGCCGTTATCGCGCGCCGATTTTTCCACCCGAACGACAACGCGGTGCCGCCGGCGGCGCCGAAGAAAGAGCCGGTCGCGTCCATCACGTGCCCGGGCGGGCATCCGGCGTGCGTCGTGCTCCCGGACGGACCGTACCCACTGGCCTGGGCGGACACCGTCGTCGGGCGCTGATTCTGGCCTGAACAGCTTTCGCCATTTCTTCAAACATCGACAGTCCAGGTATCGATTCGACTTGACCGGCCCCATTGAAAGTCGTATATTGATTGTGTAAGACGCGCTCGGCACTCCCGCCGAGCGCCTCCATCGAGGAGAGACCGATGGCCCAGACGACACCGACCCCGCTCGCCGATACCCTCCGCACCCTCCTGGCGCAGCGCGCCGACATCGACGCCCTGCCCGACATCGCGGCCCTCTACGAGGCCGTGCCGACCCCGACGCCAGACGAGAGCCTCGAGTACGCGGCATACTCGGCCGCCTACGACGCCCGTGAGCGTGAGCTGGACGCCGCCATCGAGGTCGCGCGCGTCGCGCTGGCGGCATCAGACGAGCCCAGGGCGTGGAGAATTCGAGAGGACTCCGGCGCCGAGCAGACCATCATTGCGTCCAGTCTCGCGGAGGCGCTCGAGGAGGCGGTGGCGTGGTCGCAGGATGGCGACTACGACGAGGAGGCGCGGCAGGCCACGATCTACATCACCGTGCGGGCCGAGTGTGACCTCACCGGCGAGACGGGTACGGATACGGCGGTCCTCCAGCCCCAAAAGCCCGACTGCGTGGACGGCCGGGAGCACGACTGGCAGAGCCCACACGCGCTTGTCGGTGGGCTCGCCGAGAACCCCGGCGTGTGGGGCCACGGCGGCGGCGTGATCATCCACGAGGCATGCCTCCGCTGCGGCTGCGGGCGCACGACGGACACGTGGGCGCAGCGTCCTGACACCGGCGAGCAGGGGTTCACCGAGGTCAGCTACCAGCCGGGCGAGTACGACCTCGACGTCGCGAGGGCCGAATGACGGACAAAAACCGCGAGACCAAGATCTTGGCGATCGGTCCGTGCCCGACCTGCGGCGCCGCGATCCGTCGCCCCTGTCGAGTCGTGGCCGGCCGCCCGATGGTCTGTCGGGCGCGCAAGGCGGCGTGGCAAGCGACCCACGAGCAGCGCCCCGTGGACTACCTGTACGCGCGCGATGGCGCGATCGGGATGCTCGTCGCGCCGCAGTCGGCCGAGGCGCTCGACCATCTCCGGTCGATGGCGCTGGCGACCCGCCACGGGTGGGCGTGGGTCGGCGGGGCGCTGCGCGTGCCGCACGCCGACATGCCGACCCTCACCCGGCGCCTGATCGACGCGGGCTGGCGTACTGGAGACCGGATCTGATGGCGAAGCACAAGGGTGACTACGGCGAGCTGAGCGCGACGGCCCGCGCGCACCACACGAGCCCGCAGGCGCTCCTGCAGCGTCGACGCGCGGCCGCCGGGCGGTGTGCCCGGTGCGGCCACCGGCGAGAGCCGGGACGGATCTGGTACTGCGCCGCGTGCGCGAGCGAGGATCGCTCGTGGCGTCAACAATGGATCGCGGCCAGGCGCCAGCTCGGCCTGTGCCGCTGCGGCGGCGACCTCGGCGGGCATACGTCGCGGTGCTCGACGTGTCTCACGCGGGAGGAGACGTCACGGCGTGCGCGCAAACCGCGTCGACGACCCACGCGGTAGAAGGGAGTTTCCTCCTGCGTGCAGACGTCTGCACGCGGAATCAGCGCGCGGCCGCCTGGCGAAACCGCAGGTCACCCCAGCTCAGGATCCCCTCGTCGTCGGTGTCCATCCGCTTCAGCGCATGATCGTAGACGCCCGCCGCGAGATCGTCGGTGTCGCTGTCGTCCACGGTGACCTCGACGCGCTGCGTGTTGACCACGGGGTCCACGTCGAAGACACCAGTGACCTCGATCTCGTCGTCGGCGGTAGTCTTCTCGATCAGGACCTCACCCGTACGCTTCCGCGCGGCCGCCCACTTCATCGCGAAGGTCGCGACATCGATCGGCGTCACGTCGTCGGCCCCAAAGATCTCGAACCGCAGGACCTTGTTTTCGCCGAGAAAATACGGCCGCTGATCGTCGACGCCGAAATCCTGTCGTAATGCCATCACTCTACTCCAGCGATCCCGCGCCCTCGAGCGCGTCCACATAACTCCCGCGACCCGCCAGGCTGGATGAGAACGACCCGATCCCGTCCAGAGTCGCCACGTAGCTGCCACGCCCGAGCAGCACGCCCGGGTCAAACACCAACCCGAAGCCAGCGAGCGTCAGGGCGCCCAGCGTGACATCGAGCGCCCCCTCGACGTAGACCCCGACAATCCCCACGGCCACAACGGTCGTCGGCGCCAGCGTGACGTTGAGCGCGCCGACCACATCGACGGCACCGGCGGCGCTCACGGTCACCGTCGCGAGTGTGGCGCCGAGCGTGCCGGTCACTAGCGCGGCCGCGGTCGCGTCGAGGGTCACCGCGCCCAGCGTGGCGGTCACGCTCCCAGTGATCGCGACGGCGGCCGCCGCCTGCAGGGTCAGCGAGCCGAGGGTGACGGCGAGCACGCCCTCGGCCGGCGTCGTGCCACCACCGGCCTCCAGCGCGAGCGACCCCAGGGTGGTCTCAAGCACGCCGGCAATCGGCGCCACGCCGGCCGCGGTCACCACGAGCGCGTCGAGGGTCTGCTCGAGGTCGCCGCCGACGGCCACGCCGGCGGCCGCGTCCAGCGTCAGCGCGTCAAGCGTCACGGCCGCGGCGCCGACGATGGCCACCTCGCCGACACCGGACAATGTCAGCGCGCTCAGCGTGACGTCCAGCGCCCCAGTGATCGCGCCAGGCTCCTGCACCAGGCCGGCAGCCTCGACTGTCAGGGCGTCGAGCGTGACGTCCAGTGCCCCCACAATCGCGACAGCCCCGGCGGCCGTCGACGTCAGCGCAGCCAGCGTGGCATCAGCCTGCCCGACGATGGCTACTCCACCGGCGCCGGTGGTCGTCAGCGCCCCAAGGGTCGGTGACGCCGTTCCGGTGATGGCCACCGTACCGGCGCCAGTCGTCGTGAGGATGCCGAGCGTGGCATCCAGGGCGCCGGTGGTCCCATTCTCGCCAACCGCCTCGAGGGTCAGCGCCCCCAGCGTCACCTCGAGCGCGCCAGTGACCGCGACGGCCCCTGTCGCGTCCGTCGAGACAGCTCCCAGCGTGATCGACGCGGCGCCGTCGATCGCCAGCTCGCCCGCGGCCGTCGACGTGAGCGCCCCCAGCGTGACGGCGGCCGCGCCACTGATCGTGCTCGTCGCCGCGGCCGCGAGCGTGACGGCGCCCAACGTCGCGTCGAGCACGCCCTCGGCAGGCGTCGTGCCACCGGTCGCCGCGAGGGTCAACGCACCGAGCGTCACCTCGAGCGCGCCCGCAAGTACTATCTCGCCAGTGGCCGCGGCCGTGAGCGCGCCGAGCGTGGCATCCGCGGTCCCGACAATCGCGACAGTGCCGGCGCCCGTCCCAGTCAGCGCGCCGAGCGTGGCATCAAGGACACCCTCGACGCTGCCGCCTGCCGCGCCCAGAATCTCGACCGCGCAGATGACGTACCGCTGTGTGCTCGGCGCCGTCAGCCCGACTGTCTTGCTGCCCGCCGCCCCAGCGTCCGGGTAGTACGCGATGTACGCGGTATGCGTCGCGCTGTTGCGGTTGTACGTCAGCTCGTACCCATTCGCCGCACTCGGCGCGATGCCGTTGACCGTGCGCCACGTACGCGAGGCCCCGTCGATCGCATTCCAGTCCACCACGATCACTGCGATGGCTGAATTGTCCTCCGTCGTGGTGATGGCCAACGACGGCGCACCGGCCCCCGTGCCGTTGTTCGTGCTCGCCGCCGCGCCGATCCCATCGCTGCCGCGAAAGGTGAGCACGTTCGCGCCGAACGTCAGGGTGATCCCGGACCGCGACACCGAGACCGTCATGGACTTATCGCTGTCCACCAGCGCTGACCAAATCCTGGCTTCCGCGCGGTTACTAGACCCGTCGTCTTCTGTCGCGCGTGCCGTCCACGTGAGCGAGCCCCCCGTGGGCGTATCCAGATCGGGGGGAGCGGATTCCATCCCGGCGAGCGCAATCAGGATGTCGTCGGCCAGCACGGAGAACGACGACGTCGACTTCGGCGTCGTCGTGTTCCACGCGGTCTCGCGCTCCTGGATGAAGCTCGGAGGAGTCGGCATCGTAGGGCTCTAGTCGATCGTCGCGATCAGACTATCGAGTTGCGTCCGCAGCGTGGCCGTCCTTGGGGAAGTTTGCGCTGATCCAATCCGTGACAGCGTCGAGCGCCGTGGTCACTCGGGCTTGTCGCAGATCGATAAACAGCGTCAGGATCCGCGACGACGGGATCGATCCTGCCGCCGCCTCCGCGCGCACCTGTTGCACCATCAGTTTGAGCCCGACCAGGTGCTGGTCGATGTGGCTGAGCACGAGGCTCAGCATTCCTGTTGGATAGGCCATTGTCGTCTAGTCCTTTCACCGTCTGCACAGGGCCGACGCCGCAGATCGAACTCGAGGTGTGCGCAGGAAGTACGCGCACCCCGTGGCACTCGACCACAACCGCCAGATCTCCCACCACGATAACGCCTCCCTCCGGGAGGATCCGCTGCAACGCCGCTTGCTCCGCCTGAATCTCCTTCGCGCTAACGTGGAGACGCACCATCAGCGCATCCACGGTATCTGCCGCGGCCTCGAGGGATGCGTGCAGGCCTCGGCTGCACGCGATTCTCGCGAGCAGGCGCCGCGCGATCTCTTCAGGGCCCACCTCAGCATCACCGGGCACGCACGGTCCCTATGCGGGGTCGAAGGCGATGGCCACGCGCGTGACCTCACCGGACAACACACGCACGGCCGCCTCCCCCACGATCGGCTTGACGCCATCCCCGAGATCCGCGTCCACGGTGACGCTGATCTGGCACTCTCCCGCCAAGCCCGGCGTGACGATGGCTGACATCCCGTCCGGCGCCGGGACGACCGCCGCGATCCGTGGGTCCGAGCTGGCCCACTCCGGTAGACCGTCGACCGTCGCGGGGTTGCCGCTCGCATCTTCGAGGGTGATCCGCGCCGTTCGCGGGACGCCTGTCTGTAGCATTTCCATGTCTGCCGCTCCTTGCCACCAGATTCTGATTCGTGTCGCTGCAGGCGCAGGTGGCGCCATGTCCTGCAGCACTCGGCCAATGTCGGCCAGCAGGCGCTCGATCCGATCGAGACGCTTGCGTAACGTCAATGTCATTGCACGACGATCGTCATCGGTCGCGCGGCGCCGTCGCTGCAGCCCAGCGCATCGAAGGCAGCAACCGTCAGTTGATACGTGCCGGCTGTCGCCGGCAGGTCGAAGTACGAGCCGGCGACGAACCGGAGGTCGTCCGCCATCGGCTGTACGTTCGGCGTCAGCGCGCCGTTCAGCCTCGTCTCCAGCCTCACAATCGGTCGCGTACTCGAGGTCAGCGCGAACAGCACCCGCCCACTCCCCTTGGGCGGCCCACCGCGCGTCCAATCCCCCACCGAGAGCACCACGGCGCCGGCCGGACAGGTCGGCGGGGGTGGGGGTGGCGGGGGTGGAGGTGGCGGAGGAGGCGGAGGAGACGGCGGCTCAATAGTGAGTGGCGCCGGCGCGGACAAGGTCCGCCCGCCAGGACCCTCCGACGCCACGCGCACATCATAGGCACCAGGCGCCAGACTCGCCGTCAGCGCCGCGAGGCCCGCCCACGCGATGTCCCCACCGACTGGCGTCGGCTTGCCCAGATCCGCCGTCGTGAGCACCTTCCCGGCGACGACGATCTCCAGCACGTACCGCGTCAGCAGCACCGTGCCGCCGCTCGTCGCCGCATGATCCGCACTCGCGGTAAAGATCACCGTCGTGTACGGACTCCGTGGCGTATCTTGTCCGGAGACCGGCGCGATGCTGAGCCCGCAGACGACGCAGCACGTGAGTACCTTGCCCGCGACGAATCTAGTCCAGCTCCTCATTTGGTCACTCCTGCGGTCCGTCGCCGGATCGCGGCTGTCACGCGTTGGCGTCGGTCAGCTCGAACGTCGTGATGGTGATGGTCTGACCGACCGCGATCACGGTGTTGTCCAGCTCGAGGTCGCCGCCACCGCTCGTCGCCGTGACGGTGCCCTGCACCTTGCAGACCCCACCGCTCGTCTTCAAGCGGAAGTGCGCGGCCGTGCCCGCCGCTTCGCCGGTGTCCTGCCAGGTGCCGGTCTTCGCCTTCGCGCCAGAGGCGGCCGCGGCGAAGGCATCCGCCGGCAGCGCGAAGCTCGAAAGCAGCGTGCCGCTGTCGGCGGCGGCGCAGTCGGCGGGAGCCGCACCCGTGCGGAGCTCGAGCAGCGGGCTGGCGCCCAGGTCGGTCTCGATCGCATCGAGACGGGCATTCCGAGTGGAGACCGCGAGTTGGATAGCCATTGTTCTTGTCCCTCTTGTTTTTCTGTCGTTCGTTGTACGATCGTACGATCGCTGACGGTGACGGCCTGATCTTCACCCTCCGCAGGATGTCTCAGCCTGCGCTTCCCAGCGGGCGATTCACAGGCGCGTCACCGTCATCCTCTTGCCGCAGCACCAGCACCAACCGTCCGCGTCGAGCGAGTGCGCCGCATCACACCATCGACAGTCGCGTGCGTCGTCGCTGCACCGTCGTGTAGCGGGCCCAGCACCGCTCGAGATGCACGGCCCCGCAGGATCGGACCTCGGTGAACCCGTCGTCTCTGCCGCAGTAAACGCACGCGCCATTGGCGTGCGGCCCATCTCGTCCACGATCGACACGTCGAGCACGGGAGGATCAGGCCACATCGTCTGGCTCGTCGAGCGGCACGCCGCGATACGATCCACTACCCCACCAGGTGACCGCCCAGTACATGAGCCGACGGCTGACGCGATTGACGCCACGGGCGCGCATCGCCTCGAGGAACAGGTCATCAGCGAGTGCCCGCACGAGTCGCACACGCAGACCACCTCCCGTCAGCAGTGCTCCCCGATACGCCGCGTCGTGCAGGACGGCCGGGGCATCGTGCTTGCCCCGCTTCGGCAGGACGTTCCAGAGCCCGCGTGGGATGCTGGCAAAATCCGTCTCGAACCCGGCCGGGACCACGAAGACGCCCCGCAGGTCGGCCGAGTAGTAGTGCAACGCGTCGAATAGCCGAGCGCGGTGGCCGTCGATGTCCTCGAGCCGGAGTGGCGTCAGGAACTGCGCGACAGGCTTCGCCATCACCAGTCCTCCTGCCATTCTCCGCGCGCGCGCATCTGCGTCTCTGCGAGCGACTTCACATTGAGTACCGCAAAACAATGAGCGCCGTCAGAATAACCACGCTCAGCCCCACCGCTGCCCAAGGGTGGTAGCGAGCAACATCGTTCTGCGGCTCAGTCACCGTCCACTCCAGTAGCAGTTGCAGCGGCAGACCAAACGGTGTTGCGTAGATCGTCATCGGATTCCCGAAGACCAGCCAATACAGCAAGACAAAGACGACGGCCGCAAGTAGCTCCCACATCATTAGACTCTCTGCATCACCAGTTCTCATGCCACTCTCCATTGGCCCTGAGTTCTGTCTCTGCGAGCGCCGCCGCTTCGGCGCTGTTGTGCGGCCCTCGGTGGTCGCGCTGCAGCCGCCAGGCTAGATGCATCAGCAAGTCGGGCGGCATCATCTCGTCGCGAATCGCCCGCCAGCTATCCATCGCCTGATGCAGCACTTCCTTGTACCGCGGAAAGTACTCCTCCGGCTGCGTATGAGGCAATGGGCACGGCGCTGGTGACGGGACAGGCGCGGGAGGGCTCGGCGCTGGAGGCGCCGGCGTCTCGATCCCCGGGTCGACGGGCGGGAGCCCACCACCGATCTCTCCGAGGTCGATCGTCTGCTGCGTCACGTCGATCCACGCCGGTGCCGCGTCGTCGCGCCCGAAAGCGCTGACGACATCGATGATCGCCCAGCCCCCTGCACCCTGCGGGTGCGGGGTGCTGATCGCGTCCTCGCTGATGTAGGGTCCACCGCGCTTCAGGTTGCGGTACCACCTGCGGCCGTCGGCGCGAACGCGGTCCAACTCCCAGGCGACGGCATTCGCGACTAACCCATGGGCGGCTCGCTGCCCCGGCGTGGCCAGTCGCCAGATGGCGTCGACGACGTCCAGGTGCGACTGGATAGGGATGTAGGGTGTCGGCATGGGGTCAGGCTCCGGTTGTGGCTCAGGGTCAGGCGTTGGCGCGGGTTTCGTGCTCGTCTCTGGGAACGCGGCAGCGATGTCGGCCAGTGTCCGGATCCCGGTGACGAGCCGGCACACGTGGAGGACGTCCGACCACGTGGCCAGGGCCCACTCGCCTGGCCCGGTCTCGAGCACGCGGCAGTCCTGCCAGTTGATGCCGCGGCCGACGGTCAGTAGCGGCGAGCCGTCGAGCACGACGCCGAGTGCATCCGGGGCGATCGAGCCCGCCGCGAACACGCCAGCCCGAGACGGATTGAGCAGCGGTGGCGCCAGATTGGCCTCGCTGCTCACATAGCTGCCAGGGGTTAGATACGCGATCCCTGTCGGGGAGTAGGGCCCGAGGATCCGCTCGACCCCGTTACTCAGCCGGCGCTCGACGACGGCCTCGTGCTGGCGCGTGTAGACCACGGCATCGTCGCGCATCCGGATCGCGTGCAGCCCGCGGACCGTGCCAAGCAGTGCGATGGTGCGCTGCTTCTCCAGCCCCCTGACGTGCCCCTGGTCACGCGCGTCGAAGTAGCCGACGAGTTGCCCGTCCGGGCTGAGGTCGGGATCGCCCCTGGTCGGCGCGTACACATCGCGGTAAATCGGATCCGGCCCGGCCCAGTCGTAGACGTACATCGCGTCGCCGACGACGCCGAAGGCGATCCGCCCTGATGCGATCGACGGCATGACACCGTAGGGGAAGTTGCGCGGGACCATCTAGGAATCCTCCGCACCGTACCGCAGGTTCTGCGCCGCGCGCCGCGCCCAGCCCTTCCCTGCGTGGGGCCAGTTCTTGAGGCGCGTGTTGAAGTCCAACCGTTCGCCAATCAGCCGCATGATGGCGTCTGTCTCGCTTGTCGCGTCAGCCGCCTGCTGACTCACTGGCCCCCAATACCCGTCATCGGCCACGACGTATGCACGCTGCAGGTACCGGACGGCGGTCTCGATGCCGGAGTTGACCGCAAAGTCGAACACCTGCCACGCCACACCATCAGGCAATGTGTCCGCGTGGATGCGCCGCCAGAAGTCTTTGAGATAGATCTGCCTCGCCTGCTCCCGCGTCAGCGTCTTGATGTTTAGGTGCATATAGCTACGCTTGCTGATCCCCCAGTTCGTCTCGCCACCAGGATCGTTTGGATCGTTCGAGTATCCGCCCTCGTGTCCGATCAGTCGATCAAACATCGTGTCGAACGTCGCAGCGGCCATGAGCGATCGCTTCTCACGTATCGTCATCGTGGCGTCTCCCTGGGTGCACAGTCACTGAGGCTTGCCGCACCAGCGCCAGCTGACGGCGTACATCGTCCGCAGGCTGACCCCATGTCGCGACCCACACAGTGAGCAGCCGCACCGTGTAATCCGTCTCGAGGCGCACGACGCGAAGACTCTGTCCGAGCATCCGCAGATCCCCAGAGATGCGCAGGATCAGCACCGACATCGCCAACGCCCAGACCAGTCCCATGAGCCGCGAGAACCACAGTACCCACGGCGCGAGATTCGCCTCAGGGATCACGTGAGCCTCCGGAGTCCGGCGAGATCACGGCCCAAGGACTCGACCGCCGATCGCACTTCGCGATTCGTGACCGCCATGTCAGACACCGCTGCCTGCACGTCAGCCATGACCTCAGCATTCCGACCGACGATCTCCACCAGCAGCTTCGTCTGCTGCTCCCAGCGTCCGGCTTCCGCTTTGGCGTCCTTCACCCGTTGATCGATCATGCGCAGCAGGAGCAGAAGCATGACGGCGGACAACACCCCGCCAATTCCGAGACTGAGCAAGGACCGGATCAACGTGTCGTCCATCACACCCCTGCTGCCGTACCGCGGGCGAGCGCAGCGATCGACCGTTTCAGCGGCTCCAACGTGCCGCGCTCCGCCAGATCGAAGTGCTTCTGCACGCACGCTGCGGCCAGCTTCGCGGACACCGCATCCAGCCCGGCGTCTGACCGGAACAATTCCGCCAGACGTTCCGCGGCCTGGGCAGGGCTGCAGCACACCTCAAGCGCGCAATTCAACAGAACCGGATCGCCCATGTGCGTTCCTCCTAGCGTTGCAGTTTGATGACGTCCGCCTGAAGCTGTTGGAACTGCAATTCCAGCAGCTTCAGCCGCTTGTCTACCGCATCGACCCTCGACCGCGCTTCGGCCTCCCGGGCCGCCACCGTCCGACCTTCGGCGTCGCGCAGTTCCTTGTTCGCCTCCGCCGCAATGTCCATGCGCGTGCGGATGTCCCGCAAATCAGAGCGGATCCCAGCCTGCGATCCGTAGACGGCCCCAGCGACGGTCAGCACGGTCGTGGTGATGAGCACCACCATCTGAATCGGGAACGTGAGCGTGCTCGCATCCTGCTGTCGCCGTGCTGCCATCAGTCTCCGCTCCCGTTGCCGTGCAGTCATCTCAGAACCTACAGGCCAGACCGGGACGCGCCGATAGTGCTTCGGGCGACGTTCCATCTCCGGCGTGCCTACTTCACGCTGCGTGGGGCGATAAATCCCGTGACTGTCCTAGCAGTCGCGGCGTCGCCCCTCCGTCCTCTACGTCGGCTCCACCAGATCGCACAGTGGACCCATGTCGGCCAAGTCGCGCGCGCGCGCACCAGGCACATCCACCGACCGCACCGGCGACCACGGTACCGTCACCGGCACGTCCAACTCTTCCTCGATCCGCGAGGCGAATTCCTTCATCGCGCCCGGCGCCACCTCTGTGACCTTCGGGCCTTGCCGCCGTTCGTCAGGCGTGCGGGAGTCACGCTCGATCCCGTACTGCTTGATCAGCGCGTTGCGCCGCTCGTAGAAGTGCCGCGTCTCCTGGCCGACCAATCGCACCATCTTGGCAACGTGATAGATCGCGCGTGGTGACAACTCCGGCAAGTCGGCCACGCGCCGGAGCGCCGCTTCAGCATCGACAAGTCCACGCATCGTGGTGACGATCTCGGTTGGTACTGCCTCGACCGGCTTCTTTGCCATCTTATCTATCGCCCTTCTAGTGTCGTCACCCGCGCGTCGAGTTCCTTGGCCGCGTTGACCGTGAGCATGAATAGTTCGTGCGCGTTGAACGTCATCGTGTCGTCGTCATCCTGCCGGCGCCCGACGCTGGTCGGCAGGATCGCTTCGACGTCTTGCGCCAGCACGCCCACGCCGCGGGCTCCGTCCACGGTTCCGCCGAGGCCGTTGTGCTCGTATTCCTTCAGCCGGATCTGCCGGAGCAGATCGAGGCCGTGGTCGTAGTCGCGGATGTTCTTCTTCGTGCGCGCGTCTGACGTGATGGTCCACGTTGACGTGCTGGGCTTGCCCGCGCTGTCCGCTTGCAGTTCGATTTGATAGGCTGCGTTTGCCGCTCCGCCGATGTACAGGCCCGTGCTCGTCAGCCGGGCGACTTCGGTCGTGCCGTTCGCGTACAGCTTGATCGGCCCGGATGCGTGGTAGGCGCGTATTTGCAACCCTCCGGCGCCGCCGGCCTGAAGTCGTGACACTCCCGCCACCGTGGCGTGCGATTGGCCGTAGGCAATGAGCTGCGCTACCGTAGTGCCTGCGATGGACTGCAACTCCGCATACCCTGTCGCAGAATCCGCATCGGCGCCGACGACCACGCCAGAGGCGTCGGCCGTGTTGGTGTTCCTGACGACGAGGCTGTTTTCACCGGCACCACTTGCACTGAATGTGTGCGCGCCGAGTCCGGTCACTGACAGCAGACCTTCGATGTCCGCGTCGCCTTCAATGTCGGTGTCGCCTTCGACCGTGAATAGGCCGCTAGATGCGTCCAACTGCAGTACGATCTCGTCGCCGTCAATCAGTAGGCTAGATACTTCCGTCCCTAATCCTTGCGATGACGTTAACGTAACCGTGCCTTGGATCGCAGACGCAACGACTGCTGTCTGGTGCGACTGTCCAGACCCGAACGCTGTCACGGTGACCCCAACTGAGTTCACTTGAAACGCTTCAATACCCGCTCGTCTTAAATCAGCCGTCGTTCCGCTCTCCAACGAGCAGACCATTACGACTTCATCGCTGCCGCTTTCATAGCAACGGAGTCCGGTATCGGATCCGCTAGATGTAGTGAACCCGTACGTGCGAACCGCGTTGAACGTAGCCGACGACGCAGATGGTAGGCGAATCCCATCCTCATCAATCGTGAGGTCGCCCGCGAGAAACGAGCCCGACCCTTGCGCCGTCAGCGACCCCGCGAGGAAGAGGTCGCCATCCGGATCCGCCTGGAATTTCACCGTCGTGTTATGCAGAATCTGGAAGCCACCAGCATCCGTGACGATGGTGTGCGTACCAGTCGGAACACCAAACGCGGCGCCGTAGACGTTCGTGACAATGCCGTCGTACCCCACGCCGTTCAAGTTTCCAATCGCCCACCGCGCCGCGATGTCGTTGTACGCCGTTCCTGTTCGCACCTGCCCGACGATGGTCGGCCCCGTCCCAGCGAACCGGCCGCTGCGCGCGTACTGGTGGATGTAGCCGTCACCCGTCGTGCCCGTGCTCACCACCGCATCGCCAGCGATCCAACTGTTCCCCCCGCTGCCGTCGCGATTGCGCGTGACCGTGTAGCCGTACGGGCCGGTCCCGGTCGGCCCCGCCGTGATCAGCAACATCTCGAACTGCCCACGCGCCTCCAGCCATAACTGATCGTCCACGGCGAAGTCGTTGTGTTCGACCGTGATCGCCGTCGTGCTCGCGTCAATGGCCGCCGACAGCGTGGACGTGGGAATCGTCAGCACTTCACCGCCGATGGTCGCGATGACGTCCTGCGCCACCAACGTATCGACTTCCAGTTCCGCTGCGTAGAGCTTCCGCAGTTTCAGGGTCTGCGAGCCGACATCCGAGGTCCAGTTGACCGTTGGCCGCAGGTGCGTGGCGATGTTGACCTGACCCGCGATCGTCGTGATCCCAGCGCCATCAACCGTGAACTGCGGGACGCCATCCGCCAACAGCGTGAGCAACGAAAACGCGCTACTCGCAGCCCGCGTCGTATTGACGTAGATGGCATTACCGGTATACGCCGCGGCCGTGGGTGTCACGAGCAGCGCACTGACATCCGTCGCCGGCGCAATCGTGACGGCCCCGCTGATCGTCGGCGTGACGCTCCATGTCCCCGCCCCCGTGGGCATCCGGGCGTGCGCGAGATTGCCGCTCGACAAATCGCCCGCGCTCCGTGTGCCGAGGTCGCCGAGACTCCGGCCCGCGATTGCGGCGGCAGGAATCGTCCCAGTCGTGAGCTTGCTCGCCGAGAGCGACGTCAGCCACGACGGGTCCGCATAGGAGCCCGACGTCAGCACCACCGTCGAGGCCAACGGCCCGGCGCCGAGCTGCCCAGACGCCACCCACACCGCCACGTTCCCCACCGTGCCGGACCCCTGCACGCCGTCCACCTCGACGATCGAGACCCCGCCCGTGAGCGCCCCGCTCCCAGACGAGGCCCCGCTCACGCCGCGGAAGTAGTCCAGCCACACCCGCTGCAGCGCATCGCCCTCGAGACACTCGAAGACGTAGACGAGCTCGCCATCGACGTCGTCTTCCGCCTCGACCGAGAGGATCATGAACGTGCCGGAGAGCGCGCGCCAGGGAATGTCGAGGACGACGGTCTGGCCGGGCCAGGCCAGCCCCTCACGGTGGCGGACCGTCACGGTCTTGGGCGTCGCGCTGTAGCTCGGACCGATCCCGTCGACGAGCGCCTGCGCGAGCTCCCAGTCGAAGACGTCCGTGCGCGAAATGCGCTTCTCGATCGCCACGCCGCCATTCGCGGCGATCGCGGCCGCGTCCTCCCACTGCACCTGGGCGGGGAAGACGGCGGGTAACGGTACTCGGATCTCCGCTTCGTCCGCCGGCGCGGTGTAGCCCTGCCCGGTGTTGCGGCGCACCTGGCCGTTGGCCTGGTCGAGCAGCCACGGCACACTCGGGTTGCTGTCGTCGACGCCGTAGACGCCCATCAACTCGAGGACATCGTCGAGATAGACGTGCCCGTACCCGCTCGTGGTCGCCGACCGGTAGTGCAGGTCGAAGACGGTCGTGACGCCGTCGCCCTCGAGCACGTCCTCGACGTCGCGGTTCCCCTCCCCGAAATCGAGAATGACCCGGGTCGCGTACTCGGTCGATCGCCGCTGCGCATACCGGACCGGCGCCTCAATGTCGGCGTCCTCGTCCAGTGTGATCCCGGACGACGCGGTCGCGGCCTCGACCATCACCAGCGCGAGAGTCGGCGGCAGGCGCCAGATCCATCCAAGCGCCGTCTGCAGGTCGTTCAGCAACTGGACGGCGTACGCGTTGACGTACTCGATCCTGAACGGAATCGTCGGACCGGTCGCCTGGCCCGCATCCAGCGTCACGCCGTGGTCCGCCAGGCAGTCGTCCACGAGGTCGGTCAGGACTTGCGCCAGCGTGACGGTGTTCGCCTCGTACGTGACGCTGTAGAGCGCCTGCTCCGGGATGCGCTGCTGATCCGCGACCGTGATCGTGGTGACGACGCCGGTGTCGAGCTCGTCGCTCAGCGGCCCTTCGTCGACGTCGAGGATCTCCCCGGCCATGACGAGCGTCGCGTCGTCATACAGCTCCACCAGCTCCCCGATCGACGGACGGTAGCCGGTCTCGCCGTCGGGGTCGAAGAGGCGGAACGTCGCCGGCCCACGACCACCCGAGACGCGGGAGAACCGCATCTGCCCGCCCTGCAGCCCCGGCAGGAACCACTGCGGCGTACGGTCGACGCTGTCGATGTAGAGCGTCAGCGCCATCAGGAGACTCCGTAGCTGTTGACGAACGCGCCCAGGCGCCGCGCGACGACCTCTGTCACTTGCCGGCCGTCGAGGATCACGGGGATCCGCACCGTCATCTCCCCGCCCCCGCGGCCCCCACCGCCGCGTGCGGCCATCGCATCGGCCATCACACCCGCCATAAAGTCTGGAGACCCGACAAACTCCCCCTCGTGGATGCGCGCGACGTGGTCGCGCCGGACGAAGGCGCCATCCGCGTGACTCTGGATGTCGCCGGTCTGGGGCTCGTCCCAGCCGTCGCCGGACTTTCGCGCCCGTACGTCGATGTCGATCGTCGAGGGAATACGCCCAATCGCGGCGGGCACCGCATTGAACTGCGCGACCAGCTCGCGGATCGCGGCGGTCAGGGACGCGATCGTGGTCTGCAGGGACTCCCCGAACTTGAGCGAATTGATGTCGGAGATCTTCTGACCGTTCGCGTCAAGCAGCTGCCCGGACGTGATCAGCGTCTGGATCCAGCCCTTGACGTTCTCCGGAATCTCCGTGCCGAACGCCATCGACTGCTGGACGAGCTCCTGGACCTTCGCCTTCGTCAGGTCGAGTGCATCACCGGCGCTGACCCCTCCCCGCTGGAAGAGGTCCATGTCGTCGATGATTTGCTGCCAGCTGTCGTGGAGCCGCGCCTCCTGGAACGTGCCACCGAGCTTGCTGATCTCGCCACCGTAGCGCCCGACCGCCTCTTCGATCTGCTGCCAGTTGGCGACGCCGCCGCTACTCAGGCTGGCCAGGAGGTCGAGATTCTCCTGCGTCAGCCCCTTCCCCTGGCGCAGACTGTCGAGATACCCGCGCAGCGACTCCGACAAGCCGCCACCCAGCGATTGGATCTTGCCGAGCATCCCGCCGAGCGTCGCGTTGAACGCCGCGTTCTTCGCGTCCGCCTGGCCGAGCGCCGCGGTAATGGCGTCGATCGCGGACTTCGCCTGTTGCGGATTGTTTCGGCCGACGCCATGCGTGAGACCCTTCCACAGCTTCTCGCCGACCACCGGACCGAGCGTGCCGAGGCGCGCGTGCAGCGACTCGAACCCACCCATCGACTCGGCGAACTCTTTCACCGCGTCCCGGCCCTTGTTCCGATCGAACATCCCGATCAGCTTCTCGCTGACCGCGCCTGCCAGCGGCCCCAGGAGCGAGCCCACCATCGGCAGGACCGCACTCGCGGCGCCGCCCAGCCAGCCACTCAGGGCGGCCTTAGCGCCGTCCTTGACGGTCGTCAGGCGCTTCGCCAGGCCGCTCATGACCGACGTGCCGATCGTCCCGCCGGCGGCATCGAGGACATTCCCGCCGCCCTGGATTGCCGCCATCACCGACCCGGCGAGCTTCTGCCCGAACTCCGCTTGAGTGAGCTGGCGCGCGATCTGCTCGTTGATGTTCTTCGGCAACGTGATCGGGATCTCGATGCCGGGGAGCGAGCGCAACGCGCCGCCGGCCTTCATCCCCTGCGACATCACCTCTAATTGTTTGGCGATGTCAGGAACATCGAACTTCATGCCGATCGCGCCAGACAGACCCAGCCCAATACCGGGGAGACCCTCCCCTTTCGCCAACGCCCGCACGTACTTGTCGATGGCTTCAGCCGCGCGCTCGGCTTCAGCCTTGGTTTCTTTCAGTCGTTTGATTCGCGCGTCAAAGTGCGCCAGCTCCCGTTCGATGATCGCCGACTCATCTCGGGCTTGCGGACCCGCACTACCCTCGAAGCCCACAGGCGTCGCGACCTTCGACCGCAGGTCGCGAACGCCCGCGTTCGTCTCGGAGATGGCCCGCTGGACGATCTGTATATAGCGGATCGCTAGCGCGACATGCGGTCCACCAGACAGACGCGCCCACCACTCCGTGATGGTCGGTTGGCTTTGCGCCGCCGCCGCGTTCAGGTCGTCCATCTGTCCAGCGATCGCACGCAGTGCCTGCTTGAGGAGTTCATCCTCCACGATCGCTTTACCGACGGCCTCTTTGACATCGCCCCACGCGTTGGCGAGTTGCTTGACCTTACCCGCATAGGTGTCAATGTCCGCCGCCGCCTGCCCACCGAAGCGTGACTGGATCGCATCGAGCACCGCGGGCATCCCCTCAGCTTTCAGCTTCGCCTCGTCGATCACGATGCCGTATCGCTTCAGTGTGCCCGTCTCGCCGGCGAACGCTTTCCCCACCAACATCGTGGCCGTCTTCAGATCGATCCCTAACCCCGAGGCGAGGTCTGTGGCCGCCGTGAGGGCCTTGCCCATATTCCGTGGCGCGACATTCCCGATCTCCGCGAGCAACGATTGCATCTCCATGAGCAACTCGTCGCCGTAGACCGTCGTCTTTTGAAACTGGCTCGCGAGCGCTTGGTACTGCGAGATAAGGGCGGGGGTCGCGGTGCCCTGCGCGGTCAGAGCCGCGACGAGCTTTTTCGTCGCGGCCTCTTGCTGCGCGTAGGCTTCTACCGAGCCACTGACGAACTCCGTCAGCGCGCGCATACCCGCGCGCACGCTGGCGACAATGGCCTGCGCGGACAGGAATCCGAGGGCGGTCGCTTTGACTTGCGTGCCGAGATCGCCAAACAGGCCGGCCGCGCGCGACGTCGGCTGCGCCACGGACGCGAGGGCGTTACGTGTCTTCAGCATGTCCGCTGACACCTCTGTCCCGAGGTGCTGCGATTTCTGGACCCAGGCGTCCAGCGTACTGAGGTGCCGCTTCGCTTCGCCATCGGTCAGCCGGGTGACGCCACCGACCGACTGAATCGCCGCCGCGACGGCCTCGGCCCGGCGGCGCTGTGGCTCACCGAACGCCTCCGACAACGCCCGATCGGCCGCGACACCGGCATCCTTCACCGCGCGCAGACGGACATTCACTTCCGCCGAGCTGGCGCCCAACTTCTGGATGTCGGCCGCCGCCGCTTTCGAGGCTTCCGCGGTCAGCGTCTTCGCACGAATCAGGAGTTCAACGGCGTCGGCCACGATGTCTCATCGGCTCCTTTGGTCTCGTCGACGTGCGAGCGATCTCCTCGCGGAGCATCGCGTTATACACGCGGCGCAGCCACGTCAGCGCCTGGGTCAACCACGCCTCCTGGTCGCCGGCCCCGCCGGCCGCCGGCCAGCTGTTGCGCTCGTACCGGGCCCCGACCATCGGCACAATTACGAGCGCGTGCGTCCACTCGAACCAGCGCAGCGCGCTCTCCACGTCGGGCGTCAGCGCGCGCACTGGACACGTCCTCAAACGGATGGGGCCGTCGTGCCAGACGATCCGTCGTGCGGGGCGTTCGCCACAGCCGCGATCGGCGCAGAGCCGCTCGGCTCGACACCGGCCGCAATCGGTGCCGGTGCGTCGCCAGGCGCCGTCGGCGGGGGCGCGCTCGGCAAGCCAAGTTGTGAAGCGAGCGCCAACCTCGAGGCTTTTTTTTTCGCTTCGCTGAGGCGGTTCTCGGTGAACACCAGCGCGATCGCCTGCGGCACCACGTCCAGCCGTCCCGCGTAGATGTCCACTAGCTCGCCGCCCTGGGTGATCTCCCGGCCGCAGTGCTCGTACTCACCGGGCACGATCGTCAGGTAGGCGTCGAGGGCCTCGCGCATCCACGTCGCCGAGGCCGCCTCGCGCGCCTGGTGCGCCTCCGGCGATTCGTCCGTCCCGCGCGGTTGGCTCCAGCGGTCCAACCCTGCGGAGAACGCGTCGAACTCGGTATTGGTCATCCGTTTCACACGGACATCGATCGCCACGCCGTCAATCTCCAGCGTGGTCGGGAACGTGGACTCGGTGCGAATCTTCGGCGGCACGGACGGCTCCTTATGCGCCCCTCGAGGGCGCGGGTGACAGGGTGTCGAGCGGTCGGTGCCGGTGCGGTGAGAGTCGGCAGCGGGTCCCGCAGGGAAGGCGGGCCGCCTCGACGTGCACAAGCCAGGATGCAGGAAAACACGGGGAGTGCAGACGTCTGCACTCCCCCAACCAGGCGCGCGCCTATGCGAACGCCACGTAGAGCTCGTCGTTGCCCGCGATCGTGGCCAGCCCCTCGCCGCGGTACTTCCAGTCGGTCGTTTCGTCGGCGTCCTCGTCGTCGGGCACCTCGAACTCCGTGAGCGGGGCATACACGGCAAAGATCGACCCTTCGGTCTCGCCGGCCTGCAGCAGCACCGGCGTGGGCGTGTTGGCTTCCGCCAGGTCGGCGACCGAGACGTCGTCGCTCACCATCGAGTCGACGTTGACCTCGACGCGGCGCTTGCCGCGGCGGAAGAACCCGCGCGCCTGGCTCGTGCCACCGGCGAAGTTGTCGAGGTCCATCGCGTTGGCCAGCATCACCTCAGCGCGGATGTAGTCCTCCTCGGTCGTATTCACGAGCATCCCGCCCGTGAGTCCCGAGGGCGGCGTCGTGCCAGACGTGGTGAACGTGGTGGGGTCGGCCGTCGCGGCGTTGCGCGCGCGCGACTGCATCGGGCCCGACGCTTCCCACATCACTTCGTTGTTCGCGTCGAAGGTGAACTTGAGCGCATCGACCACGGCGCCGTACCCCTGATAGGAGTGGCTCTCGAGGTAGTGCCCGATGTTCAGCGACTTCGCGAGGTCCGTCGCCAGCTTGTACGCGATGCAGCCCTTGACGGTGTTCGTGCTCGCCGGCGCCGCCGGCAGCGGAGGCTCGATCGTCAGCGCCAGCGTGTTGATCTCGGTGATCCAGCGGATGTACTTGCCGGCGAAGGCCCCGGCCGCGATGGTGATTAGGATGGCGTCCTTCACCGCCAGGCCCGTCACCGAGGACACCGTGAACACGGTCGTCGTCGGCGACGGCGACGCCGAGACCGTCGTGGCGAGCGTCACGTTCCGCGTCGTCCCGCCCATCCCGTGCTCGAGGATCGGGTCCATATCGGGGAGCGTGTTGAGCGCGCCGGACGGAAACAGCTCGCCGCGCATCGACCACGTGGCCGTCTGCCGGCGCGTGCGGCGATAGACCTGCGAGGGATGCACGTGCCGGGTCGGCGCGTTGACGCGGTTGCGTGGACTGTGGTTCAGCTGCGCCGACAGGTGCCGCACCGCGTCGGTCGCCGCCAGGCCGGGCGCCGTCGCGTAGGTCGCTTCCTCGGCCACGTAGACGCGGCCCTTTCTCCGGATCTGATAGGTCGGCATGCTCAGTCTCCTTCACCGGCGCCGCCCGCCGGCGCCGTCACGCGCGCCACGCGCGGTGGCACCGAGGCCGGCTCGGACACCGCGTCGAAATGAGTGGCCCGATAGCGACCGATGGCGTCACGCCAGGTCGTGCTCTGCCCGTGAATCACGACATCGAGATCGACGACGTCGCCCGGCACGAACGTCCGGGCGGCCGGAATCCCCGCCACCGTCAAACCGTTCGCGATGCAGCGCACGCGTTCCATATTGCCTCTCCCCCCCCTACCCGTTTGGCGATCCGAACTGCCGGCGCAGCCGGATCACGATCGGCACCTGCGCCCAGACCTCAGCCCCCCCACGCGCCCGAAACGCCGTCGACTCGATGCGCGTGTCCGGGACCAGCCCACCGCGCGTCAGGTCCTGCGTCAGGGCGCGCTCGATGTCCGCACACAGGCGGTAGTAGGTGGTCATCCAGTCGTCGTCGCTCTCCACGTCCGAGGTGTGGACGCCGTGCACGATGCCCGACATCGTCACCCACACCCCGCCCGCCGGGACGTACTCGAACGTCTCCGGTAGCATCTCGATGATGAAGAACGGCCGCAGTTGCTCGTCGCCGATCAGCGCCTCCACGTTGTGGTTCGGATCGAGCTTCACGGCCACCGCGCCGACGGTGTGGTGATAGCCCTGCGACACCCGGATCCCACGCACGGCGGCCTGAATGTTCTGCACGATGCGCAGCGCCAGCGGTTCGTCAGGCACGAGGCGCCTCGGTTTGCGCGAAGCGCAGCTCGTGCGGGAGGTTCTTCGCGAACGCTTCTTCCATCGCCGCGATCGCCGCAGCCTGGTGCTTCGCGAACACGCGCCCAATGGACGCCCCGTGGAGCTGATCGATCCGTTCCCGCTTCGGGTTGTCGCGCAGGCCCCAGACGGGCGCGCCGCGTGTATACCGCGTACGTGCGAACACGCCCACGTGACCCGATGTCATCGTTGCGATGAACGCATGGGGGTTCGTCTTTCGGCCCCCGCCGGTGTTCGCCGAAACGCCACGCCCTGTCTGACGCGCCTTGAAGTCGATCAACGGTAACCGCTGCAGGCTGGCCGCCAGGCGAATCTCGAGCGTCGACGGGGTTGCCTGGCGGACCTTGATCGCCTCTTTGGCGTCGCTCACCTTGATCCCCATGTCCGCCGCGATGAGCCGCGCCAGCGTCGCGCGGCCGGTCGTCAGCGACCGATTCAACGACCGCATCGCCGCCCGGGTGGTCCGCTCGGGGAACTGCCGCAGCGTCTGCAGCGCGGCATCGGCGTTGAACTCGATCGTGTAGCTCGTGGCCATAAGCGTCAGGCTGGGACAGGGACGATGATGACGCGGATCTGTTCCGGGCTCTGGTGCTCGGCGAGTCCCTCGACCTTCCAGGTGCGGGACTCGCCGCCGTATTCCGCGATGTCGATCAGGGTGCCCCTCGGCAGCGCGGCCACCTCCGATACGCGGAAGGCCAGGATGCGCCGAGGGTCCCGCCGCTGGAACTCACGGCCGACGGGCAGGTCTTCCGCCAGGGGCGGCAGCCAGAGCCCCGTCGCCGTGATGGCCTCTTCACCCGGTCGGGTGATGATCGCCGCCGCCCCATAGACGGCCGCGCTCTTGTCGAGCACGAACCCACGGAGGGCGGTGATGTCCATGAGGCACCTCGTGACAGACCGCGTCGATTACGCGGCCAGGATGCCCGCCGCGATCAGCGCCGTGCGGATCTCAAGGATCTTCTGCGCCAAGTCGCTGTCGTTCTGGTTCTGGACCGTCACGTCCGTCACGACCGCCGCCACGGTCGCGCGGAGCGCCGTGACCTCGTTCTCGAGCGTGGCCAAGGCGGCCGACACCGCCTCGCCTTCCGCCTTCGTGACGGGGTCGGTCATATTGACCACCGCGGTGTAGTCCGTGATGGCCGCCGGCGCCGTGGCCGTCAGACCGTCCGCCAGGGTGTCGTCGTGCGTGCCCGAGTCACCCGTGTTGTCGGTCAGAGCCACGATAGCCCCCTGCGGGCCTTCGGCAGTCGCCGGCGCCGCGCCGTTCAGCCGCACCTCGCCGGTGCTGGACGGATTGTCGGCCACCGCCGTCGCGACGCCGATCAACTGGCCGACCGTCGAATCGCTGTCGCACCGCTTGTTCCCGTTGTCCCAGTAGATCTTCTGGCCAACGGTCCACGCCTGCGCGGACGTCTTGTCGAGTGTCCACACCCCGGACACCGCAAATTCCCCCGCCACCGCGTTCGCGACAGTCTGCAGCGCCACGGCGAACAGCGAGCCGACCAGCGCACCCTTCCCGGAATCGCGCTGATACGGTGCCGTGAGCGTGAGAACCTTCCCGGGCTGCACGTAGTTTCTGGCCATTCCGACTCCTTTGCGGCGATACCGGCCCGCCGTGGCCCAAGTAACCCAAGTAACCGAGAGAAACGAAACCCGACGACGTTTATGCGCCTGCGTCGGTGACCGCGCCGCGGTAATCCACCACGTCGACGCCGACATCCAGGCGCGCCTTCATCTCGACGCCGTCCGTCCGCCAGCCATCCTGCGTCTCGAGGATCGGCTCGCGCTGGCCGTCAAGGAAGGACACCAGGAACACCGGCGACGCGGCGGGATCCGCGAACAGATAGCGCCGGGTGCCCGTCAGGCGGCCCGTGCCGACGATGTCGGAGAACATGCCGCGGGCGATGTTCGGCTTCTGCAGCTTGCCAGTCGTGTCCGGGTCATACTCGGCCTGGTTGATGCTGCGCGCCGTGCCCTCGAGCCCACGGGGCACCAGCAGCACCGCCGGGCGCAGGTCAAGGATGTCCTCCCCGTTCGGGTCGGTCTGGATCGCCATGACCGTCGCGTCGGCGTCGAGCGCCGCCATCGTGATCGCCGCTCCCGATCCGACGTTCGCGCGGTTCGCGTGGAAGAGCGGCTGCGCGTCGCTCTGCGTGGGCCCCAGCCCGCTGTTCTGCGCGAGCAGCGCATACGCCGCCTTCTCGATCGTCAGCTTGCCGGCGCGCCCGAGCTGCTCGGTCAGGCGCATCACGGCGCCGAGGTCGTCGTTGACAATCACCTGGCGGGTGATCGCGATGATGTTGCCCTTCGTCGTGACGACGTGCGTCGCCTTCTCGCCGTCCGGGATGTTCTTGTTCTTGAACTCCCCGTGCTCGTTCAGGTCCTCGAGCACCGAGAGCGCGCCCGTGCGATACCAGTTATGGGTGCGAAAGTCGCTCACCGTGCTGATGCCGCACCAGCGCGACCAGGTGTCGAGCTGGATCGCGTAGGCCGCGCGCAGCACCTTGTGCATGGTGTTTTCGAGCAGGGTCGAGAAGTCGCTCGTCGTCTGATAGTTCGACCGGAACGACATCGCGAATCCGGCGAGCTTCATCTTGTCCATGCCACGGACCTGCTGTCCGGCCCGGGTCAGCGACTCCCGCGCCAGGTCGAGCAGCGACAGGCCGCGGAACTCGCCCGGGTCGAGCTTGTCAGCCGTCACGCCTTCGTGCTTGGCGACCATCGCCGCCAGGCCGGACCGGACCATCAGCCACGCTGAGGCGCCGCGCTGCCACTTGTCGCGGGCGTCTTCGCCCATCGCGACGTGCGGGATGTGCGGGTCGGTGGGCGTCGCATCCGACGCGGCGGCCATCTTCGCGAAGATCTCCGACCGCGCCGTCTCGAGTGTCACGCCGCGCGTCACCAGGTCGGTCGCGAACACCTCGTCGAGCTTGGCGGTGCGGACGGCCGCCTGGATACCAAGCACGCGCGCCCGTTCGTCGGCCGCGGCGCTCGGCACCGCAGGAGTCGGAGTCGGAGGCGGGGTCGCCTCGATCGTGCGGATCTGCGTATCGAGCCCCTCGACCTCGGCCAGCTTCGCGTCGAACGCCGTCCGCGACACGTCGTCCTTGAATGTCCCGTCGGCCTGCTTCAACGCCTCGGCCTCGCGCAGGAGCTGCGTCCGCTTCTCGACGAGCGGCACGGCGGCCGGCGCGATCGCCAGCAGCACGCCGTCGCTGACACTCAGCTGCACCAGCAGAACGGCCAGCAGCACCGCCAGACAGGCGCACGCAAGCCGCGGGCTCCACAGCGCGGCGAACCAGGCGCGGAGGCTCTGCGCAACCGAGCGCAGCGCCCCGGACGTCCGCCGGCGCCAGGGCTCGATCTCGATGGTCCCCGTATTCCAGGCGCAGATCTGGTAAATGTTCGTGGGCATCGCCGCCACCGCGGCGAACATCGCCAACAGGAACGGCACGACGGTCAGCGTGTTCATTACGTCTCTCCTCGGTTTAGTAGCAGCGAGCACGCGCCAGACGGGAGCGCCGGCCGCGATCGGCATCCTGCCTGGCGACGTCGATGGCGCGCGCGACGAGCACACACGCGTGGGTCGGCACGTCCTTGGAGCTGCGCACCCGGGCGCCGGCGTCGGCACCCATCGGGACCATGCTGATCTCATAGGGTTCCCAGTCGGTGGCCAGCCGCACCGGCAGCTCGTTTGCCTTCCCCTGTGTTTCCTCGAACCGGTGCACGCGATAGCCGACCGACACGTTCCGGATGATCTTGTCGCGCACGTCCTGGTAGAACGGCTCGACATCCGCCCGCTTCGAGAAACGGACCGTCGCGCGCGCCGTCTTCCCATCCAGCGTCGCGGTCTTCGGCTCGACGATCCCGATCTGGTCGGCCAAGGAGTACGCGCTGTGGGCATTCAGCAGGGGGGCCCCGCTATTCAGACGATCGAGCCGCACGTGCTTCGGGTCCATCGAGAGCCGCTCGAAGTACCGTTTGCCGGTCATCCAGTCGTAGCGCACGACGTCGGCGCCGGTGGAGAAAATCAACTCGACGGACCGCGTCTCGTCGGTGACGACGCCGACATCCGCGCGAAGGTCCAAGGGCGCGAGTTCGATCGTCTGGGGGGGAGCCATAACAATCGCAGCATCGCAGAGCCGCGGCCGATTCGTATTTTTTTAGGACGAAAAATCAGACGCGCGGATCACGCGCGCGGGAGGTGAGGGCCTGCTCAACAAATGCGTGCAGGGGCGCGCGCCGCTCGGACGCCAGGCCACAGAGCGAGTCGAAGACATCCTGCGGGACGCGGACACTCAATCGGACCTTCGGCGCCGCGCACCGCGGCCGCCCGCGGCGCCGCTGCCGGAGCTGCTCCGAAAAGACGGCGCGGTGGTCGCGCTCGATCATTCGCCATCACTCCGCGGCTTCCGCTCGCCGAACATCGCCGCAAATATATCGACCGCCTTGTCGTCAGGTAAACTCGAGAGGAAGGCGGCAAACCGGTCGAGCGTCCGCCCAAACTCCGATCGCGTCCCATTATCAAGCGTCGCCAGCGCCTGCGCCTGGCCGGCTTGCGTCATGCGCCGCGGGTCGCTGTCGAGCACCAGCTTCAACGCGTCGAGCTTCATGTTGTCGCCGGCCATCTCCTCGAGCAGCTCGTCAGGGTCATACCCCCGCTCACGGATCGCCTCAGACAGGCTCTGGATGCCCGTGCGGACGTTGCGCTGATAGGCTAACCCTTCGGCCGCCGGGTCGATCATCGGCGCCGGCGGCGCCGACCATCGCGCCACAGGCGGAGTCGTCACGTCACCCTGAATGACGAGCGCCTGCATCGCCCAGCCCCACACCGGACCGCAGAACTGCGGAATGACCATCCGCCAGCGCCAGTCCTCGACCCGCGCCCAGTGGCGCAGCCGCGACATCCGCGCCGCCGAGAACGGCAGGTCGGTGTAGTCGCCCGTCAGGTCCTCGTACGTCAGGCCGAGACCGGCCGCGATCGCGCGCAGGGTCACCGAGCAGTAGTCACCGTACTCCCGCACTGTCGGCGGCTGGACCACCTCCATCGACCTGCCGGCCGGCGCGTTGATCAACGCGCCCGGCTCAATCGTATCGGTCGCCGGGGAGACCGTATCGTCGGCCGTGCCGAGCGGCGCCGACGTCCCATCGACGTCGCTGGTGATAACACACAGGCACGCCGCGATCTTCTGCTTCATCAACGTCGCGTCCTCGTACTCGTCGAAATCCTTCATCCGGAGAAGGACCGGCGAGAACCAGGAAGCCGCCCGCACCTGGCCGGGCCGCCGCGCGTCGAAGACGTGCTGCACATCGCTCGCCGGGATCCGGCGCGACGGCGAAAATAGCGCGCTCGCCGACGTCAGTGACGCGCCGGGGTGCTCGGGGTAGAGCCAGTACGCCACCCGCGCGCCGAGCGCGTTGTACTCGACGCCTTGGACGATCTTCCCGCCGCCCGGCAATGGCCGCGACTTCGACGTGTCAAGAAAGTCAGCTTCGAGCACTTGCAGCTGTATCGGGATTGGGAGGCCGTCCTCGAGACGACGGATCCGCCGACGCACCAGGACCTCGCCCGATTCGACGACCGATCGCACGACCAGCTTCTCGAGGCCCGCCAGGTCATGGCGGCCGTCGGCATCACACGCGGTCGTGCCCGCCCACGCGTTCCAGCGCGCCGCGATCGCCGGGCTCGCCGGCAACGGCTTCGCGGTAATGCCCCACCCGACGACGTGGTCGGCGATCGTGGCGACGGCCGACGCCGCGTACGGGTTATTGCGCACCAGGTCCCGTGCGACTTCGCGCAGGCGCGCCAGGGTCGCGCCCCCGTGCACACTGTTCGCATCTCCGGAGGCACGGTTCCATGTCTGCGTCCGACGGCCCGTCGACGCACCTTCGTAGTGCCGTTGTACCAGCTCGCTCGCGATGCGGGCCCGCACCCGCTGCAACTGCCAGCGTGGCGCCACGTTGCCGAGGGTGCGATCGATCCAGGACTGGGAGGCTGGCACCATCAGACGCCTTTGTTGGTGACCGCGTAGCGGGTCGTCGATCGGCCGGCCGCGGCACTGATCGCGCGCGCGATGCGCTCGCGCTCGCGATAGAGCTCGTCAAGATCGCGGAAGGTCGTGGACTGATCGCCAAACGACATCGCCTTGACCGATCGGATCGTGTCGATCTCCGCGTCGAGCGCGTCGAGGTCGGCTTGCGTGTAGGCCATTTACATCAAGACTCCGCGCCGGTGACGATTCACAGAATGCGCTCACAGAATATCCGCGCCGCGTAGCCGTGAAGGCACCATATATAGTGCCTAGTCGTTTCGTTCGCGCGTGGTCCACCGAAACCCGCACGCCACACACTCGCGCCGCCGCCGCACCGACGGACGACGACGCACGCGCAAAACGCGCGAATCCCCGCCGCACTTCTGGCATTCGTCCGCCAATACCTCGCGCGCCGAGGCTGCAGACACAGAGACACGCGTCGGGGCGTCAGCCACGGGGCCCACGCAACCAATTTCCACGTGGCCGCTGCCCCAGCCACCCCCCAGGCGTCCGCGCCGGCGCCGCGCCAGGACCCACGGGCGGCAGCGCCGCCGGTACGACCGCCGGCTCGGCGACCACGACGGACACCCCCAGCATGCGCTCGCGCGCTTTCCAGTCCGACTCGTTGAAGCGATCGAGCCCCGCGAGCGCCGCCGCGGCCCGCGCATACACCCGCGCGTCCAGGACGTGATTCTGCCGGCCCGGGATCAACTCCCACGTCAGGCGCACGAACCCCTTCGCCGTCTTGTGCGCGACGAGCTGCTCCGCCGTGAGCTGGCGGAAGTACTCGTCGGCGTACTCGGGGAAGTGACAGTAGCCGGCCGGCTCGCCGCGTTCCGGCAGGATCTCGAGACGGAGCCAGCCATACAGCTCCGACTTCGCGATCGAGCCGCACACCGGCCACACTCGGTACCCGCGTTTTAGCTTCCGTCCCCGGTCGGACACCTCGACGGGGCTCGGCGAGCCAAGGAGCGCGCCGCCGTCGTCGCGGCCCTTCACGGCGATCACCCGGTTCATCGGGTACCGGCGAGCCCAGTCGTACACGTGCTGCGTGTTGTAGCCGGAGTCGATCGCCAGCATCCGGATCGGCATCTCGACGCCGCCGGCGTGCGCGTAGCTGCGGGCAAGCAGCGCGTCCACCTGGCCCCAGGGCCCGCGCTCGAGGTCCGCCGTGTCACCCGGCAGCTCGCCGTAGTCGATCGACCAGGACCGCTTCCCGCGCCCCCACCCTACCACCTCGTAGACGATGCGGTCCTTCTGCACGTCGCAGCCAGCCGTGAGCAGCAGCACGCCCGCCGGGACCGAGCCGATCGCGTAGGTCTCGCGGCGACGCTGAATCACTTCCCACGCCGGCGCCTCGCCGCCACTCGCGTTCCACGACTCCCCGAGCACCGTGTTGACGAACACGCGGTGCTTCTCGGGATTGCGGTGCCCCCGCACGAACATCACCGCGATCTCGCCCCAGGACATCCAGCCGACCGGCGCATAGAGCGCGTTCAGGTGATAGCCGCGGATCTTCGCCGAGACGTGCTCCGGCCGTTCCGGCCGCCATGCGCCGGCGGCCAGCATCTGCGTCTTCTGGTGGTTCTGGATGGGCTGCTCGCACGCGCGGCATTTGTAGACGGCCTGCTCGGGCGGCAGCAGGAGATCGGTCCACACCAGGCGCGCGAAGACGAGCGGCTGCATCTCGCCGCAGTGCGGGCACGGCACGTAGAAGCGCCGCTGGTCGGATCCTTGATAGGCGGCCTCGATCGCCGACCGAGACTCGATCGTCGGCGTCGAAACCTTGATGCGCTTCCGCCGCGCGAAGGTGCGCTGGCGCGCCTCGACGAGCTCGATCGGCGACCCCTCCTCGTCGACGTCGCCCGGGTAGCCGTCGATCTCGTCGAGGAACGCATACAACGCCGGCATCGAGCGCAGGCCGACCGCGCTGTTCGCGCCCGTCACGATCAACTGGCCGCCGGGAAATTCCTTCGACAGCATCGTGTTCCCGCTGTCGCGGCGGCGCGCCTCGGCAACCTTCTTCGCCAGTCGCGGCGTGTCGGTGATGAGCGGGTCGAGCCGCTGCCGGCTGAAGCGCTTCGCCAGGTCGACGGTCGGCTGCACCAGGATGGCGGGCCCGGGCGCGTGGTCGATGATGTAGCCCAGCGCATTCAGGATAGTCTCGGAGCCGCCGACCTGGCTGGCCTTCATGAACACCACCTCCTCAACCTCGGACGTGGTTGAAAGGCAGTCCATAATCTCGCGCAGATACGGCGTGCGGTCCGTGCGCCAGGGCCCCGGCTCCGCGGCCGCCTTCTTCGGCAGCCGCCGATGCGCGTCGGCCCACTCGGACACGGTCTGTTGGGTGTCGGGACGGATGCCCGCGATGTACGCCTGGCGCAGCGCGGCGACCGCGCGAGGCGGGGGCGGTTCAGGGGCGGCCGGGGCGGTGGGAAGGATGGTGAACATCAACGTGGGCGGGGCACGCGAGCAGCTTTACCACTTGCTCGATTACGGAAGCATCCCGGCTTTGTCGGTCGCTCGCGCGCCGTGCCCCTGTGGTATCTCGATCAGGTCTCCTTCGGGAGTGCAGACGTCTGCACAGTCAGGGCGGCGTCGGGGAACTCCCAGAGCCCAGGCATTCCCCGGAACGGAATCGGCGTCGGTAGAGGACGCACGTCGGCGAGGAGCCAAGCGTAGCGGCCGGGCGAGTAGTCGCCGAACTCGCGCTCCTCGAAGTCCACCCGGAGGAGCGAGGAATCGGTGCGCAACACGCCAACCAGGCGCACGGTGGCGACGAGCGCGCCAGAGGGGAGGTCCCGAACCGACTCGATCCCCGACCGTGTCAGCGCCGTCCGGTACGGCTCCTCATGGCAGCACGACAAACAGTCGGCCACGTGCGCGCTGACGACACGCCCATCGGTGCCGAGCCATTTCGACGCGTGGATCGCCAGTGGGCCGCGGTAGTCGGTCGGCCAGCTGCGCGTCTCAATGCGCTTCGCGCCGATCGCGATGAGCGTCGCCCACGGCTGGATAAGCGAGAGCGCTTTCATAACAGCCCTACCTCTTGAGGTCCTTGGAGCGGCGCGCGCGCCGTGCCATCAGTGGGCAAATTCCATCGCGCCGCGCCGCGCTTGTAGGTGATGCCTTGCGCGTGGTACGCCCGGAGTTCTCCGAGCAGCAATCGGCGCTCGTGTTCGACGGACTCCAAGCAATCCGGCAGGACCGTTGGCAGCACGATCCTGCGACACACGCGGCCGTTCCATTCGAGCAGCCCCCACGGCGCTGGGATGGTCTCACAGGCAAGCAGACCCTTCGGCGTGAGATACCAGCGTTCGCGGCCGAACGCGGCTGGTCCGTTGCGGTGAGACTTCCTTAGGTCGGCCAGGAAATCGGCGCGCGTCACCTTCACCTCGACGACGATCGTGAGCTTCCCCCAACCGATGGCGTCTGGGATTTCGTGTGTCCCGCGCTCCGACAGGACAACGCCACACCCGCGAGAATTCCGCAGCCAGTTGACAGCGACCGCAACGAGTTCGCCGTGAGTCAAGGGGCCTCCTCCTCTTTAGCGTCGCGCGCTGGGCTGGGAGCGACCCCATTCGGATAGCGCCGCTCGGCTTCGTCCTCAGCTTTATTCCGGTCGGTGCCCCACATCGTGGCACCTTGACTCGTGTACTCCCACCACTGCGCGCCCGCCACGAACGCACGGCGCAGATCATTCGATGGCCACGTTCCGACAGTCGCGCACCCGCACCGTGTGCAGAGCCGAAAGCCATCCTCAAGCGCGACGGACAACCGCAGGATCGGATCGCGGAACTCGCTGAGCGACCTCGCAACCTCATGCCGTCCGAAACGGCGCGCGAAGTCTTCCGCCGCCTTCGCTTCCGTTTCCGTGTAGAGCCCTGCGTCCGCGATGCTCTTGAAGTAGCCGCGACGATTCGGCCCCCAGTAGCATTCGCTGCGCTCGTCGAAAATCAGCCAGTTTTGCAGATCCATCGCTTCCCTCCCTAAGCGGTCACGAGTGCCCGCGCGTGGGGGGCCACGAGATGCGATCGATCTCTTCCATCGCCGCGCGCGTATTCGCCCAGAGTGGTGGCTGCGCCATCTCCGGCGGCGGCGCGATCGAGGCGACGATGTGCGCGAATACCACGCCCGGCCGACTGACGTCGAGACTCAGACGCGGCGCCAGCACGAGCGTGCGCTTCATGCCCTCCATCAACTGCCGCAGTAGGCTAGGGCTGCAGCCGCGCGTCGCCACAACCAGAAGATCGATCGCCTCGTCCTCCAGATCGAAGGGGAGCGCATACTTACGGATGATGGCGAAGCGTTCGACTTCACCTGGCAGGTCGACGGAAATCTGCAACCCGAACCGGCGCCACATCGCAGGGTCAACAGCATCCTTCGTGTTCGTCGCCGCCGCGCCGATGCCGCCGTACGTCTCAATCTTCTGCAGCAGCGTGGTCAGCGCGCGATTCATCTCGGCCGTGGCGCCGCCGCCCTCTTCGCGCGTCCGCGTCGCGCCGAGGGCGTCGAACTCGTCCAGCAAGAGAACGCAGTGCTGTTCGATCCCCTTCAGGATCTTAAACAGCCGCCCAAGGTTAGTGCCGGTCTCCCCGAGGTACTTACCGACGATCCGCTCGGACTGAACCGCGACGAGTGGGAGGCCCAGTCGCGCGGCTAGATGATGCGCGAGCGTGGTCTTGCCCGTGCCCGGCGGGCCGTAGAGGAGCGCCATCCGCCGTGGCTGCACACTGACGGCCGCCAGCTCGGACGCGTAATTAAGCTCGACCAGCCATTCGTGGACGGCGTGCGCCACGCTGGGTGCGAGAATCGGCTCATCGACGTCGCTTGGGTAGAGGATGTCCGCGAACGCCTCAAGGTCGGCCAGCGCCTGTCGGACCATATCGTCCATCAGGCGGCACCTCGCTCGACGTCACCGCCTTGGCCGCGATCCTTGTCGTCGTCTTGCTTCTTCGCCGGCGGCAACGCGTCGCGTCGCTGGAATGCCTTCGGCACGTCCATCCCGTTTGAATTGCGCTGACTGCACCAGCCCTCGTCCAAGGCAGCACGACACGGATCGCCAGCCTGGTAAGGGTTGTCGTAGATCCGCTTCCCTGCGGACGCCGCGGCGGCGCCCTCTTGGCGCGCGTCGGCTGGATCCTTCTGGATGAGCGGCGGCTGCTCCACAAGGGGCGGCTGGGGCGCAGCCTCCTCCTGCGGCGCGCGGCTCGGCCCACGGGGCGGCTGGCTGGACTCTTCTTTGGGAGGTTCCGGGTCGAGCCGGCGCCGCGCCTCGTCAGGCAACGGGTCGCCCTCGAGCATACCGAGCGCGGCCATGTAGATCGCTTCGAGCGCCCGTCGTTCCTGTCGCTGGCCAGGTGTCATCCTGCGCAGCTTCAGTACAACCTTCAGCGTCGTCGTGTCGTAGCCTTCAGCTTTGGCAGCCTTGAAGCGATCCGCCAGTGCAGCAGCCGCATCTCGCTTCTCCTCCTCCAAGCGTTCCAACTCCTGCACATGCCGCACAAGCCGTTCACGAGAATTCTCCACGCGCATTCCTCCTCTACCCATTAACCGCCGCTTCCAGCGTGGTTGCGGTGGCTTCGAGCGCCTCACGCAACGCGCCGTCCAGGCGCAAGTAGACGCGCCCAGCGTCCGGCTCCGCGGCGAGCTCGGCCGACAGCCTGGCTGGGATGTTCAGAACCGACTCGCGCAGCACCCGGGCGAACTCGAACGCTTCGCGCGTCGCGGCCGCGAGCTCGAGCAGCTGGCCCTCCCGGAGATCGTTCTCGAGCCGGAGCTTCCGCGCGCGCTCGATCATCGTGATGCGCTGCGCGTCCACGAGCGACGCCGGCAACCCCACGGGCAGCTCGCCGGCGTCGGCCTCGTCGTCCAGCTCGGCGCCGTCGTCACCGAGCGCGGGCACGTCCGAAGCTGTGAGTTGTGAGTTCTGAGCTGACGGCTCTGTCGCGACGGGCCGCCGCGTCCCGCGCAACTTCCGGCCGCTCCGTTCCCACTCCCTGACCGCCAGGTTCAGGTCGAGGACCACGGGCGCGCCGCCGGCCTCGCGACCCATGGACTCAGGGCTGAAGACACCAGCAGCCTTGGCCTTGCGCACGGCCTTCTCCGACACGCCGATCAGGCGTGCGAGCTGACGAAGCGACGAGGTGCCAGACGCCGGTGTGCTCATACGACTGCGGACCCCTGCGGACCCCTGATGCGGACTCCTGATGCGGACTCAGAAACCATGCTGAAACTAGCAGAGATTTGCGCC